ATTTATTCATTGCATTTTTAAAGAACCCTTTTTGTTCTTTATCTTTATCGTCTCCACCTATTTTAGATCTACTAACAAAGCCGCTGGTATCTTTTGTTTTTTGGAAGTATTTTTTAATTTCCGCAAAACCTTTATTGTCTCCAGTATAAAATCCTTTTCGCAATTCTTTAATATCATCTCTAAGTTTGGAATATTCTTTTTTCTGATCTTTTATATTATCAGATAACTTATGCAGGACTTTGGTTTGCGCGGTTAAATTTTTGGATTGAGCTACAGATGCTTCTAATAGTTCTCTGTCGCCGGCGGTTAGTCCATTAGGATTTTGAGGTAGTGCCATAGTTATTTCTTAAATTGCTGAAATTGTTTTTGTTGTTTTATCTTTTCATTTTCTTCATTGATCTTATTAATTAGCATAGCAACATAGATATCTCTTTCCCACGGTATCATATTTTCTATTTCAGTTAATGAATAATGATGATTTTGCATTAAAGAAAAATTTAATTGAAAATAGTTAAGCAGGCCTTCGTGTGAAAGAGTTAGACGAAAAAATTTTGCAGACCCTCCAGATTCAATTCATTAACTGTTCCGCAAGATGGGCAAGTTTCTTCTACATGCTGTACTACTTTTGGCATGGTTAAAAAGAATTGTTCTAATTTACCAAATTGTTCTTTTGAAAATCCATTGACAAATTCTACAAGTTCTTCTTCAGAATAATCATCATACACTTGGTCTTCAGTTAATACTGAAGTAATACATTTACATAGCATATCCACAACATCGCCAGATTTAAAATTCTGATAGATATTAACCATTTCTTCAAACTTAGGATAACGCATTTCTAAAATAATCTTATCTGTTATAGAAATTCTTTTAGTATGAGCAGGATCCTTTTTCACTTCTGCTTTGGTAATGTCCATATCAAAAGTAATATCTTTTTCGCAGGTGTTACATTGTAGTTTTAAACTTGTAGTTTCACCTATCGACTTTGCTCTCATATTTAAAAAAATATACTCAATATCAAAATTAGATAAAAGATCAATCTTTAATTTATTGTATGTACAAGCATCTACTAATTCGGTAATTATACGATGTATTTCTTCATTGTCTGATTCCAATCCTGTTAGTAAAATTTTATATTCTTTAACAAGAAACGGTCTGTATTTAATTTTTTCTCCGGTTGACGGTAATAGCAATTCATAAGAAGGGGTTTCTAATTTAGGTAAAGCCATAATTTCTCCAATTTAATTATACAAATCCATTGATTTCGCCAGTATTAAAGATGGTTCTAGATTGTTCATCTATTGCTTGCGCATCTCCTGATAAATCCATTTGATTTTCTCTATATCTAGTTTCATTCAATCTATTATTAATTGCTTCTCCGGTACTAGGATAAACCATGCCTTCTGTTTTTCTGTGTATCGGTGCCCATCTTCTATAGGAAAATGTTACATTTAATTTGTGTACTTGATTTTGAGCACTATTATTTAATTCGAGTAAAGCAACACTTCTAGGAAATGCATCTTCAAGTAATACGGAATAAACAGTTTTATCTTTTTGATCCAATTGATTAATTTGCACGGTTGTTACATATGTCTGTTGATAGTAAACAAAATACTGAAAAGGATCTATAATCTTACTCATCCAACTATCAAACAAACCCTTTACGTCCATTTTTTGATCTAGCAAAAATGTCATAGTAATACCTTCACCTCCGTAATCTACGGATACTGGTCTTTGATATGCTGGTCCTTGTATTCGTTGTGTTTTCACACCTATTGTTTGCATTGGTAAATTAGTTGATTCGCAAAATAAGCTAAGTAATTTTGCGTCATTTGTAGAATACTTATTATTCGTTAGAGCAGGAGGTAGATTAATTAAAACCTCAAATCTATTTGGTCTTGCTAAACCGCCCGTTCTTACTTGAGCTTGAAAATTCTTTAGAGAAAAATTTGCCATTTAATATCCGTATTTTTGTTTTGTGTCTTTCCAGACTTTATCTTTTTTGGCTTTTTTAAAGTTCTCAACAGGTAACATGGATGCAGTAATCCAATCTGAAAAATTAATTTTTAAAAATCTTGTTCTAATATGATTACTTAAATAGTGTTTTACGCAAGCTGTTGCTGGAGCATATTTTGCTGAGCTATTTAATAATCTCCATGATAAATCTATTTTTGTCTTTTCGTCAATTGGTCGAGTATTAAGTTTACTTAATTCCCCCAATAAATTAAATCTAGCAAGGTAAGGTAGATAATGAAGGTTAATACCCAAGAACCCATCTGGCACTTTACTAAAAGGCAATACTAATGGCATTATATCATAATACGGTAGTGTGTCTTTATGTTTAGGATCATACATAAACAAGTACATTTCTCCAGGAACAATATTATTTGTTAGCTGTTTTTGTCCCAGCATTTGAGTACCGGAAACACTTGATCCTAGATTCCTAACTTGATCTCTATACCATTGATACGATTTTTTCGTATCTCCAGCTTTCATACTAACAGCTTTAAAAATATCTTCAGCCATTTACGATTCCTAAATCTTTTTCGGTTATTATCATGAATTTCATATTTCTATCCTGGCAAAATTCAAATGCTGCTTTCCATTTAGCTTCATTTACTCCGTATTGGAATACCTCATTTATAAAATTCTTTGTCTTTTTAGCGGGTATTGCTGGAGGTTTTGTAAAACGCTCAGGTTTAATTTCTATTAGATATTTTTGAATTGCCCCATTTTTATTCTTTACTTTAATATAGAAATCTACAAAGTATCGATGCACCTTTTTATCTATAGGAGAGATGTAGGGCACAATTACAGTCTCTGATCCCCATTCTATAATAGATGGGTTCATATCGCACCACTTCATGAATCGCAATTCCCATAAAGAACGATATACAATATTATCCATATCCCCTCTATATTTCAGAGGATTCTTGGTTCTAAATTTGCCTTTGTAAGTTTTGGTGTATACCATTTGCTATAAATAATTAATATCCACAATATTTATTACAGAAAATATGAGTCAATCTCAATTTACTCCCCCAACAGACGTAGTTTCTGAAAAAAGAAAAAAATTCGAAGCTAAGTATATAAACACTGACCAACAGCGGGGGTATACTATTGGGACTTTAGAATATCCTGAGGGGCTAAGAGTTAAACCCGATCTACAAAATTACGTTGCTTTTTACATCAATGTTCGAGATAGAGCTACTGGCGGAAAGGGTGAGAAAAATAGAGACTATTATGTTAGCGACAGAGAACAATCAAGACTAGATGCAATAAACAGAAACAATATCAGTGTGGCGAAAGCTGAAGCTGGAGCAAAAACGGTTGCAGATAACGTAGGAAAATTAGTTTTAGCGGGCGGAGTGTTATCTGGTATTGCGACAGGATTTTCAGCAAAAGGTGCAGCAAAAACTTTACTTGCTGCAGGTGCTGCAAGAATAGCAGTTGAGATGTATAAATCGACTCCTTCTGCACAATTTGCATCCGGTAGTACATCTAGATTAAAAGAAGTAATAACATTACACATAGAAGATAAACCTAGTGTTAGATATGGTGCAAATTATTCCGACAAAGAATTGGGTGCTCTTACTGGAGGACTGGTTGAGGGATCTTTTGCACAGGCAAACGGAACCTTAAAAGATATGGTTCCAGAATTGCAACAAAGAATACTTGCAGGGTTAATAAAATTACCTTCTCTAAATCCTGGCGGTGGCGGGACATTGGATAATCTATTACAATTATCAACAAAAACTAGAACCAATCCTTTTAGAGAAGTATTATTTGAATCTGTTGATTATAGAAGTTTTAATTTTAGATATAAATTTTTTCCAAAGAGTCAACAGGAAACAGAAAAAATTAGAGCAATAATTAATCAGTTTAAAAAACATATGCATCCCGAGATATCAAGCGGAAAATTGTTTTACATATATCCTTCCGAATTTGATATTCAATATTTTTTTAAAGATAAAGAAAATGATTATTTGCATAAATTTGCCCGATGCGCATTAACTGATATGCAGGTAGATTATGGCGGAGAACAATTTACTACATTCGAAGATGGTTCTCCCGTAGAAATTGGGTTAGTACTAACATTTAGAGAGTTAGAGCAAATGACAAAAGAGGGAATAGAAAAGTATGGCTACTAATCTATTTGAAACCTTTCCTAGAATATCATACACTTTAGATGATGGTGATACTGAGCAAGTAGTTGTAGATATTTTTAAACGAGTAATTTTATCTAAAGAGTTTCAAGAAAATGTATCGTATTTTGAGCTATATGATGTACAACACGGAGAAACCCCCGAAGAAGTTGCCTTTAAATTTTATGGTTCTGAAAATTTACATTGGTTAGTTTTAATGACTAATAATGTTATTGACCCTAGATTTGAATGGCCTATATCTGAAGAAAATTTATTAAAAACCGTATCATCAAAATATGGCGGAAATAATAATGTATTTACTAAAAATAGAGCAAAGAATATTAAAGGATATCAAGTAGAAACATTTTTTGTATTAACTGAGGATTCAACTCACAAAAATCCAAAAAGATTAATAATAGAAAGTCCGGATGAAGATGGAATAAATGTGCCAGTTTCTTATCAAGAGTCTGAAACTATTTTTAATTACGATACTAATTATGATGTAGAACAAATTAAAAATGAATCGTACAGAAGTATTAAAATTATAAAACCTGAAATTGTTCAAGACGTTATAAACAATTATCAAAAATTTATTAACGCATAATGTCTGAAGAAATTTTTAAAAATCCCGGCGATGTAATAATACAACAACTTATTTTATATTCACCCACACAAAATAAGTTTATAAGTTTAAATGATTATCTTGTAGAATTAAATATCTATGAAAGTATTTACTCGCAAGTTATGACGGGTAGTATTACTCTTACTGATAGTAAAAATTTAATAAGAGATTTTCCGTTAATAGGAGAAGAAATATTATTTGTAGATTTTAGAACTCCTACATTTGATGCCGATAGTAATTTTTCAAAACTGTTTAGAGTTTATTCTATTACAGATTTAACTTATGCTAAAGATGGAAGCACCAAAGTATATCAATTAAATTTTTCATCAGTTGAAGCGTTTAAGAGTATACACAATCCAATCTATAGATCATTTGAAGGAAAACCTGAAGAAATAATTGCGCAAATATTTTTAGAATATTTAAAAACTCCTAGAAATATTAAAATTTCTGAAAATGTTCCAGATGAGACTCCTGCTACTTTTTCTATATTAACCGAGACAGCAAATAAGCTTAAATTTGTAAGTCCAGGATGGACTCCGTTAGAATGTATAAATTGGATTTGTGGGAGATCTTTGCCTTTAAATAATTCTGCAGCTAATTTTTTATTTTGGGAAACAGGATCGGGATTTTATTTTTCAAATACAGATACTATTTTTAAAAATCCAGATGCATTCACAATAGGTAATTATGTTTATTCTGAATCGTATATTAATACATTACCTAGAGATGAAATACACAAATCTATTTTGGCAATTAAATCTTTAAATATTGAAAGAAATTTTGATCAATTGCTAAACAATATGTCGGGATATCTGGCAAATCGAGTATTGAATATCGATTTATATAATAAACAGTATGAAATTGTGGACTATGATCACGGGACAAAGTTCAATAATTATTCTCATACGGAATTAGGAAAAACAGTCCCATTATTTGATGTAACTACAATAAGAAATCCTCTAGGATTTTTAAATGTAAATTATAGTCATGAAAAATTATTCAATGATGTTTCTAATAATTTTGATGTAGAACATAAAAATATTTTTGGTAATAGAAGATCTAACTTATTAGAATTGGATAATTTTAAAATGAATTTAGTTATACCCGGGAGAACAGATGTTAATGTAGGGGCACTAATGAATATTAAAGTTCCAACAGGGACTATAGTATATTCTGATGAAAAAAATAGTGCAGAAAATGATGATTTATATTCTGGCAATTATTTGATAACAAATTTATGCCATAAAATAAATCCATCAACACATTTTATAAGTATGACGGTAACAAAGAATTCGTTTGCTTCAAATAAATTTAAAAACATAGATGATAAATGACAAATAGTAATATAGCACATTGGTGGTCTGGGGTAGTTGAGGATAGAGACGATCCCGAAAAACTAGGTAGATGTCGAGTTAGAATATTTGGTGTTCATTCTGCAGACACTACCTTGCTACCAACATCCGATCTACCGTGGGCAATCCCATTACAATCTATTACTTCTGCAGCAACATCTGGAGTAGGTAGTACTCCTATTGGCATTGTTCCTGGTACTTGGGTAATGGGGATATTTTTAGATGGAGAAAATTCTCAGAGTCCTATGATAATGGGAACACTTGCAGGAAAACCTGCAACAAATATAAATGCTACAAAGAAACAAGAACAACTAGATAATGCAGCGGGCGTACTTAAAGATGGAAATAATAATATACTATATGGTAATGATGGTAAACCAATATTAACACCTACACAATTAACAAACGAACGAGAAACGCTTAAACCATTAACTTCCAGAGACTTAACTGTTTTATTTGATGCAATATCTAACAAAGTATCCGGCAGAGATTATACTAAGGTAGGATCAAAAAGTGAGTTGGGAAAATATCAAATTAGTATTTCGACCTTAATAGATTTAGGTTATATTAAAAGAACTGATTCTGATATCATTGACCCTGCAATTTTAAATGATAATACCAATTGGACTGGAAAAAATGCAGCAACATCGAAAACAGCATTTTTGAATACTGAAGCTATACAAGATGTAGTTATGTTTGAATTAACACAAGATAATTATAATACATTGATACGCCAAGGCAAAATATCTGAAACAGATAATTATCAAGTTGTGGGGGGCTTACTTGCAACTGCTCATGTCATGGGTGTTAATAATGCGGACAAGCTAAACAAAAAAGATACTGCAGGAATTAAAGCAAAAGAATATTTTATAGTAGGCAATTCTGCATTGGGCGGAGATTCTACAGATTTTTTAAAGTCTTTTGAAGATACAGGAAATTTTTTACCAAGCACAACTACTACAAATAACACGGGTGCTCAGAACAATGATGATCTTAAAAATATAACAGGATTTACTGATCCAAATAAAAAATATCCTAGATATGATTATAATGGGTTGACAGATGTTAATAAGTTGGCGGTAGGAGATGTATAATCAAGTTATAGAAACAGAAGCGGGTCACGTAATAGAATTAGATAGTACCCCGGGCGCAGAAAGAATACAGGTGTTCCACAAATCGGGAACATACATGGAAATAGATGTCAATGGTACAATGGTTAGAAAAACCATAGGTGAAAATTACGAGATAATGGATCGCAATAATTTTACCTTTGTAAAAGGATCACATAATCTTACAGTTGAGGGCAGGACAAATATTCTTGTTAAAGATAATGCTTCAATAGAAATAGAAGGTTCTGCGTCTGTAACAGGACACGGAGATACTACAGTTCAAACTGCAGGCACATTGGGTCTTATATCTGAAACATTATTAGTGTCAGCAAAAACGGGTTTGGATTTAGTTTCAGAAGGATCTATTAATATTCAAGGTAAAAATATTAATATCTACGCAAAAGACGGATCTATTACGCAAAAAGCAAGTAAAGATTTTAGTATGCAATCTGGTTCTTCAGGTACATTTAGTATTAGTGGAGGAATTGCTTTATTATTAGATGCAGCTGTAGTTAAAACTAAAATGGGTGCAAATACTATTAAAGCTTTAGCATTAGCAGTATTATCTCCACCTGATAAGAAAACACCTGATACTGCAGCAATACCAGTTTTACAAAGAGAGATAATAGCAAAATCAAATTACTTATTTGATTCTGGAGAAGAAGGTTCAGATGATTATAGGAAAACACTTGCAAAGCAAGGCATTATTAACGAAAAGATACAACCAAAAACTTCGACAACTACACCTACAAGAAATATAGGAAATAGTACAGGCAATCCCGGAAAAATATTTCCGTGCGATTGCACTGAAATACAACAGTTTAAATATTTTCCAAGATCATTTATATTATCCAATAAAGATAATAGAATATTCACTCTTGGCGATCTATTACAAGATGGCGGATTAGTTGCTCAACGCGGTTTAACTGAACAAGAAATAGTCTGCAATTTAAAACAAATAGTTGTAAATTGTCTTGATCCTATTAAAGCAAAGTATCCCGATATGAAAATTAATAGTGGTTTTAGAGCGGGTACAAATAGAAGCGATCACGGGCTAGGTGCAGCTGCAGATATTAAATTTACGAATACAAGTAAATCTAGTTATAAAGATATTGCAGAATGGATTATTACCAATGTTCCATATCGTCAAGTACTATTAGAATATACTTTTGAAAAGGGCAGTAATAAATTAAGATCTGCTTGGATTCATATTGCTTTCCTTACAGATAATGGAAATCTTGTTAGATCTAATTTTGCTCCGGTTCAGACATTTGTAAATCATGCGTCGGTTTATCCAAATTTAATTAATTTAGCATAATAAATATACATATGGCTAATACAAAAAACATTAAACAATTTTCAGATATAGATCTTTCTTTTAAGGTTAATCCTTTTACCAAAGACATTTATCTAAAAACCGACGAGGAAGCAGTAAAAACTGCACTGAAACATTTAATACAAACTAGAAATTTTGAAAGGCCCTTTCATCCGGAAATAGGCACACAAATACATTCTTTGATGTTTGAAAATTTTTCCTCAGCAGTAAAAATTGCTATGGAAAGAACGTTAAAAGAAACTATAGAAAAATTTGAACCAAGAGTAAGATTAATAGATTTAAGTGTACAAGAAACTGCAGATGCAAATGATCTAAAAGTTAGTATTAATTTTACTTTAAAAAATACAGACAGACCAGTAACAATTACAACTTTACTAAGTAGAGTACGATAAATGGCAAATTACAGATTAGCAGAATTAGACTTTGATGAAATCAAAGTAAACTTAAAACAATTTTTAACTAATTATAGAGATAAAGATAATAATCTTATTTTTAAAGACTATGATTTTGAAGCTTCAAGTTTAAATATACTTATAGATTTATTATCATATAATACCCATTATAATGCATACCTGGCAAACATGGTTGCAAATGAGATGTTTTTGGATTCCGCAGTTAAAAGAGAATCTGCAGTTTCAATAGCAAAACATCTAGGATATACTCCGCTATCATATAAAAGTGCAAGAGCTAAACTATCGTTTACAGTAACACCTTTAGATAACCCAACATCGTTGACACTACCTAGATTTTCTCCCTTTACTACACAAATAAACACAACTCAATATACCTTTGTAAATTTAGATCCTATTACTATAAAACCAATCGACGGAGTTTATACTTTTTCAGACGTAGAAATAGTAGAGGGAGAACCCCTAATATATTCATATAGAGTAGATCTTTCTGGTCCAGGCGAAAAATATACAATACCTAATAAGAATATAGATACGTCTACTATACGAGTGACGGTGCAAAATTCATTTACAGATTTAACTACGCAAACGTATTCTCTTGCAGAATCATTATCAACTATAACAGGAACATCCAAAGTATATTTCTTAGAAGAAAATCCTAGTGGATTTTTTGAAATATTTTTTGGAGATAATATCCTTGGCAAAAAATTAGTTTCCGGTAATTTAGTAAAAATAGAATATTTAGTAAGTAATGGTGATCAATGTAATGTATCCGGAGCAATAACACAGACATTTACTTTGGGTGCAAAAATTGGCGGAGTTACTTTGGGTGCGCCTGTCACGGCAACAACTAATTCCTCAGGTGGAGATGTAGGCGATACCATAGATGAAATAAAATTTAAGGCTCCTAGATTTTTATCATCATTTAATAGAGCAGTTACTGCAAGCGATTATAAAGCATTAATTGAAGCAAACTATCCGTTAATAGAATCTGTTTCTGTTTGGGGCGGTGAAGAAAATGATCCTCCCAAGTATGGTAAAGTTATTATATCTTTAAAACCGTATGATGGTTATACTGTAAATGATTCTTTAAAGAATAGTATATTACAAAATACTTTATTAGATAAGAAGGTGATGGCTATTACTCCAGAATTTATAGATCCAAATTATTTGTATGTTACTATAGATAGTAAAGTAAAATTTGATTCTAAAAATTCAAAATATTCTGCAGCTGAAATAGAAATATTAACTAGAAAAACAATACAAGATTATTTTAAACAAGAATTGCAAAAATTTAATAAAAATTTTATTTATTCTAAATTGTCCAAAAATATTGATGCTATAGATTCGTCTATAATTGGAAATGTGAATAGTATTAAAATTCAAAAAAGAATTACCCCTGCGGTAAATACGATCAATGAATATACTGGATCAACTGTATTAAAATTTGCAAATAAATTAGTTTCGGGTAGTGTGTATTCTACTTCGTTTTATTACACAACTGGCAATACTATATCCACAGTATATTTACAAGATAACATTACTACAAGCACAACAAGCACACTGGATTTGCTAGATTTTTATACATCTAAAACTATAGAATTAAATGTGGGAACAGTTGATTATACTTCCGGACAAGTTTCAATTCCTAGTTTAAATCCGGCAGGGTTTGTTGAAAATTCTACCGATATTAGAATATATTCTAGAATACAAGAAATGGATATAGGTTCAACACGAGATATAGTATTAGTTATAGATGATAGTAATTTAGATACTGCAGTAAAAAGATCTTCAGGATTAACAGTATCCGCATCAAATTAAAATGATTAACAATATTTACTTACCGGCAAATCTTTTAGGACCATTAAAGATAAATGGTATATCTAAACCTACTGATACTAGAGGTATTCTAAGGGGTTGGTTTTATCCTTTGTATACCACCAGGGGCGAAGCAATACAATCAGATTTAGATAGAGGCGGTAAAGGAGTATATGAAGTAATAACTTTCTTTGAACGAGAGGGAGAGTTTTATGTTGCCGAGAGCTACTATAATTATGGTGAAATAAAAGATCCTATTATATACACTTTATATGATGGACCTGGTGCAGAAAATCCTTTCTCAAAAGTACAAAATCGTTTATCTATTTTAATTGAAGATCAATTGCCAGATTTTATTCAATCTGACTATACCATGTTTATTACCTTTTTGAAAGCATATTATGAATTTTTAGAACAAAATTCTGAAGTGCAAGAGGTATTACAAAATATTAATAAGTATGCAGATATAGATGAAACATCTGAAAATTTGGTTGAGAAATTTTTATTAAACTATGCGAAAGATATATCAGATAATAAACTTACTAATAGACAATTAATTGTTAAAAAAATAAGAGAGCTGTATAGTAGAAAAGGCACAGAAAGTGCATACAGAATATTATTTAATATCCTATATAAAGAGACTATAAGTTTCCTATATCCTTCTGAATTTATTTTAAAGCCTTCTACCGGAGTTTGGACTGTCCCAAAAACTTTAAGGGCAAAATTAACTTCTACAAGACAAAATATATTTGATTTTGAGAATACCCAAGTTGTAGGAAAAACATCTGGAGCAGTTGCAAATATTAATAAAGTGCAAAAAATTAATATAGGACAATATGATGTTTTTGAATTAATATTAGATACACCTAGTATACGAGGTGACTTTATTGCAGGAGAAGATATAACTGCAGTTAAATATTTAATAAGTAGTAATATAATTAATTCATCGGCTTTAACTGCAACACTTTATTCAGTTATATCTAAAATAGATATAACAGATGGAAAATTGGGATATGAAAAGGGGCACGTTATACAAAGTATAACAGATAATAATAATACTGGGGCATTTGCAGTTGCTAAAGTAAATTCTGTTAATAGGTTTGGCACAATAGTAAATATACAAATAGAAGAAGCGGGATTAAACTATAGTAGCAATATTGAAATAAATGCAGGTAAACCAACAGGAACAATTCAAGGTAGATACGCAGTTAGACGCGGAGTGGTTACCGTAGAATTTCCAAACGATCATGGAATGAAAATAGGTACAAATATTAATGCATTCTATACTGGAAATATATACAGCCCCGTAGATAATACTAGACATAAAGCTACAATAGTTTCAGTACCAAATGTTAAAACAGTTAGATTTAGATATCCTGGATTTTAAAGATGGCATATAATCTTTCATATAATAAAGCAATTGTCAACGAAGGAGATAGTGTAATAATTACACTAGATGGTACTGGATTGCCAGATGGTTCTTTAGTTCCTTTTACAATATCTGGTACAAATATTACCGAAACAGATTTTCTAGGATTTTCTTCTTTAACCGGAAATTTTAATATTACTGGCGGTAGGGGACGAGTAGTTTTAAATATTGCTGAAGATTTAAGAACAGAAGGTCCAGAGGCATTTATACTTACATTAACAGGTACAGGAAGAACAGAATCTATTGGAATATTTGTAAATGATGTATCATTATCTCCTAGTAGTGCCGTACCAGAATTTTTTGTTACCTCTCCTCTTTCCTTAATAAATGAGGGAGATACATTAACTTTTAATATAACAGGAATAAATGTTCCAGCGGGTACTGCAGTACCCTATGAAATATTTGGATTACAATCAGAAGATTTAGTTACAGGATCCTTAACCGGAACTGTAGTTTTTACTGCAAATAGTTTTTATGATACATCCGCGACAGTAAGTGTTTCTATATTAGAAGATTTTAAAACAGAAGGTAATGAGAATGCTGTCTTAATATTAAAACCCCCATTTCCATATTCTTTAAAAATTAGTAGTACGGTTGTTGTATTTGATTCATCTACAGATTTTAGCCCAGCATATATAGTTACTGCAAATAAAACAAAAGTTACTGAGGGGGATTCTATAACTTTTACTACTGCGGTAAAAGGATTGGGATCTGTTAATGTAGGAACTCCGCTATATTGGTCAATACGACCAACATCCAAAGACGGAAATCCTACTAAATTAAATCCTGCATCGGATATAACTGTTGTAGATTTCGTAGGATTAAATAGTTTAGCGGGCACTACCGAATTTTATAATGATGCAGTATTAGGAAATATTGCAACAGTAACTCTAGTAACCAGAGACGATTATATATTTGAACCAAGCGAATATTTTTTATTAGTAGTTAATGATGGTAAATTAAGTCCTGTAGCAACTCCATTTGGAACTACTGTTTATCAAGTTAAACAAACAAATAGCCCGATAATTGAACTACTAGATTCCGGAAATACTTTAATACAAAGCGATTCTGTATTTTCGGGTAATCTTATAGTTTCATTCGAAGATGTTGCAGACTTAAAAGCCAATATCGGCGGTATAACTACGGATCTAGGATATTGGAAAAATTCTACCGGATTGTTATCAGATGAGATGGTGATACAGGGAAGAAGATTATATGATACTGAAGATTCTCCAGTATTTTATCAACCGTTTTCATATGTTATAAAATCATCTTTATCAATAGATATATGGAGCGACTCTGTTAAGGATATATTACACCCTGCAGGATTTAGCTTTTTTAGTGAAATAAATAATGAGACCGATCCTAATGATATTAAATTTGCAGGGGTAAAAAGTATTAAAATTGTGGATTCTGAAATTAATACATATTCTGTTCTTACTGCAGATAAACAGTCTACAGCAATAGATGCTAGTACAGGCATCTATACTGCAGACAAAATTTATACCCTCTTTAATTTCTAAGACTTTAATAAATAATATATGCCAAACATTATAACAAACAAATTAAAGCTAAACAATGCTAAAAATTTTATAGATTCAGTTTCTCTGGATAGCGGAAATTCTTTGTATATGTTTTTGGCAAAACCAAATATTTGGAATGATGAAACGGTTCCTGCTCCTTTAGATATACAAGAAACTAATTCTAAAATATGGGATGAGATGATAAGTTTAAAACGCATATTACCTAGTAGTATAGCGAATGTTGTTAGAAGAGTGGATTGGGAAATTGGAGAATATTACGATGAATATAATCCAGAGGATCCTGATTTATTTTCTAAGAATTTTTATGTTTTAAATAGTCAATTTGATGTATACAAATGCATAGATAACAATTCCGGAGCACCGTCAACTATATCTCCTACAGGTAGATTTGTAAATATTATTACATTGGCAGACGGATATAGATGGAAATATATGTATAGTATTTCTACCGGGGAACAAACAAAATTTTTAACTCGTTACTGGATGCCGGTATTTAAAAACCCTCTTGTTGCAGCAAACGCAAAAGATGGAGGAATAGAACATATTAAGATTTTTAACGGTGGGGCAGATTATTCTGCATATTCTAATGTTAATATAATTGGGGATGGGCAAAATGCAATAATTAGACCTAAAATAAATTTGGGCGTTATTTATGATTTTGTATATGAAAATGTAGGATCCAATTTTAGATATGCGAACGCCTATATTGTAGATGGCCAAGCATCAGGAAAATATGCAAATATAAAGGCAATAATTAATCCGCAGGGCGGACACGGTTATGACCCGGTGGCAGAACTAAATGCCAACTATGTTATGATAAATGTAAGAACAAATTACAATGAAGGGTATGGTGATTTTCCTGGAGGATTTACTTTTAGACAATTGGGTATAATTAAAAATCCCGTTAATAGAGACGGATTGGTTGCTGCAAATACTACACTAAATGCGTTAACAAGTATAAATTTATCAAATGTAAATGGCACATTTACAAATAATGAATTTATTGAAGGTAAGTTAAGTTTGGCAAATGCATATTTAGTAACATCTAATGTAGTATCTGGAAATGGTTATGGTAGATATTTACAATCGTTTGGACTCACTTCTAATTTTTCAACTTTCACAAAAAATGAAAGTATAATAGGAAAAACTTCCGGAGCAACTGCAATTATAGCAAATGTGATTTATTCTGAAGTCATACCTAATAGAGGAGATATTCTCTATATTGAGAACAGAGTACCAATAACTAGATCACAATCTCAAACAGATAATTTACATCTTGTAATAGAATTTTAAGGAAAAAAAATGCCGGTAGTAACAAACGTTTCGCCATACTTTGACGATTATTCTGAAGATAAGAATTTTCATAAGGTTTTATTTAAACCTGGAGTAGCAGTACAATCCAGAGAATTAAATCAAGTTCAAACCATCCTACAAAATCAAATAAAAAGAGTAGGTGATTATCTATTTACGGATGCGGCCAAAGTAACAGGGTCTAAACCTAGCGTAAATTTAGATGCCCGAACAGTTCGTCTAAGCGATACAAATGTTTCTGGGCAGGTTATAAGTCTATCTAATTTTTTAGGCACGTACGTTGTAGGCGCAACTACGGATGTTATAGGATATGTAGATTTTGTATTTGAAAAAGATGATCCTGTTATAGGAGATCCAAAATCTATTGTTATTTCTTTAAAGAAATATAACACAACTAATAATGGTATTTTCTCTGAAAGAGAAACTTTGTATTTTTATACAAGTTACAATGATGCATTAAATAAAGTAACTCCGAATTATACTGCAATAGTTGCAAATGATATTGTTAAAAATTCAATATCTACTACAACAACGTATTCTAAATCTGTAAGTTTAAAAAATCCTACTACATTGATTGAAGTTGGGGATTTATTAGTACACCCAATTATAACGAAACCGATATACGTTACTAAAATTACAAGTACTACGCAAATAGAAATTAGTGAACCGGTAGGAATAGTTATAGGTGAGGAAAATATTCAGTATACTAAAAAGGGAACTTGCCCTACATCTATAGTTACGCAAGACGTTGCATATTTTTATAAAAATGGATACCTTGTAAGAAGTCCTATACAAAAAATAGTTCCGGATAAAAGTACATCATATCCTTCAAAATTAATTTCATTATTAATATCGGAGCAAATAATTACAAGTGCGGACGATGAATCTTTATTAGATCCTGCGGTAGGTAGTGCTAATTATTTTGCTCCGGGCGGAGATAGATTACAAATAAATTTAAATCTTGCAAGTTTTGATTTAAATGCAAGCGATAAAGCCGATACAACTGAAGATCATATTCCTTTAGTCAAATTTAATAAAGGAGAAGTAGAATTTGTAACTGAAATAGTAACAGATGGAGTACTGCAAACTCAATTAGCTGACCGAACATACGACGAATCCGGAAACTATGTAGTTAATGAATTTGTAATAACTACCGGCTCAACTTTAGATACAGATCCCAATTTAATTTTTAATATTTCTGCAGGTAAAGCATATATTGGAGGATATCCAGTAACATCGGTTGGGTCCACCGAATTATCTATTCCAAAACCAACAACAACAGAAACAAAAACTGGATTTAATATAACCACTTCTCAAGGTAATTATATTAGAATTAAAGATTTAAAGGGAGCAATACCTAGCGGAGAATCTATAACTCAAGGCGAATTGTTTTTAGAATTACATAATGTAACCAATCCAACTGCTGCAAATTCTGCAAATACAAGAGTAGGTATATTAGCTGCAAAAGGATTAGAGTACGATAGTGCTTTGGGAGCTAATTCTGACGCTCAATATAGATTATTTTATCATTATTATTCTACAATAAAAGAAGCGCCCGCTACATGGGAAGCTTGGTCTGCTAAATATAATATTCCTGTATTAGAAGGACAGTACATAGCAAATGTATTATATCAGAATATAGGTGGTACTCCTAATGTACAATTAGGAAATTATGGTGCAAGTAAAGCAAATACATATGCATTGTTTAGAGAACCCGGAGTTGAGGAAGTAGTATATTGGTGGCAACAATATACAGGACCTGCAGCTCGCAACATAGAAACAGTAAAACAAAATTTTGCGTTATCTATATTAAGTAATCCAACTAGTACCGATTATACAAGATTATTATCAAATACAAAATCATTCTTTAGAGTGGATAATGGCAGTCCTTTTAGTGATGGCTTGTTAAATGTTAAAAAGATAAAAAGTATTGTAGGTGTTTCAAATGAATTGACATCTCATGCTGTTTCGGAAACGTATACCGCTCCTTGGTTTTATGCAAACGTATCGGCTCAAGGAATGACCAGTACAGGAGATTTACTCGTATTAGATCCTCGATCTGCAGATACTTTAGTATTTCCAATTTCTAAAAGTTATATAAAATCTTTAACTAATCTAAAAACCACATACAATAGAGTCATTAGAAATGCAGTAGTTACAGCAGGAACATATACTAAACGATTAACTTATCCTGAAACTTTTGCATTAGGAGATGGTTCTGTAGTTGCAAGTACTGCTAGAACAAATTTTATTGTTGTAGTAAAAACAGGGGCAACTTCATTAGTTCCATTGGGTGCATTTAATTTTGAAAGAGGATCCGTAACAATTTCCGGC